TATGTTATATGTAATGGTATAATTACATGTATTTTTATAACCTCAGTGGTGAAATATATAAAATATATTAGGAATCAAAACCAAAACAGAAACATAAATGAACAACATGTTGTATGAACAAAGAGATTTAGACATTGCTAAAGGTTTATATAAAAACCAAGAAGAAAAGTGTGAACGATTTGCGAGAAGTATTCATAAACTTAGAGAGTCTCGCAAACAGTACGATGATAAAAGAGAAAAAAGTAAAATAAAATTTTTGGATGTTGTTCCAGAAAAACAAGTTCAAAGTAGACATGTTAATAAAATGTGTCAGGCGATAACAACGAGTGGTAAAAAGTGTAATTTTAGAGCATCATGTGGTGTCTTTTGCAAAAAACACGTAGCTAAAAAATAAATGTATTGTTATATTAAATGTTAGATCAAGAAACTCTCAGACCTGTCATAATAGCCATGGCTCTTTATTTGGCAATTTCACAAATTATCCCAGAACTTTTGAAAAAACCAACGAATATTAAATTTATTGATGATATTGTTGCCATGTTGATAGCACAAAAAGGATCACTCACTTCGGGTACCATTCTCACCGGACTTATCGTTTTTATCACCAATTACATTAACGACGAATTCTTGTAAAATGTTTTCTTTACACGTTAACATCCTTGTTCTTGGATGATCCATATATCTTAGTTTTTTATTATACGCATCTTCCATAAACTCCATGAGTTGATTTGCATTTGGTTTACCCCAGGTCATACCGGCCTTGAATAGGAAATCATCTTTTACTAACTCCTGGCGTTCACAGTCAATTGTGTACGGTGTTTTTATATATTCTGGTGCACCACCAAAATCCGTAATAATAACTGGTTTATTTCGTAAAGCTGCTTCTACAGCCCCTAAACCAATACCTTCCGAACTTGAAAAACTCACGTAGCAGTCTGATTTTGCATGTATTTCTTCCATAACTTCATTTGATACTAAATTATTTATAATTGTGACGTTTGGTATATTTATGTTTATGGGTTGTTTACACGTTGCTTTTATAATAAGTCTTGCATCCGGTTTGTTTAGACGAATAAACGTTTCTAAAATTTTGTTAAAGTTTTTCCTAGGGTCTATTACGTTCCCGATGTGATAAAAAGTATACGGTCTGTTATCAGGTACGTAAGCGTGTATGATAAAAAAATCGGTCTCTGGAAACTGTTTTTTAAAAACTCTTTGACAAAATTCGCTCGGTACAGCAATTCTATCAAAAAGTTTAAAAAGTTTTCCATAATCTTCGTGTACGGTTTCTGTTTCACATATAGTCATACACGTTACGTGTTTAATTTTACGTTTGATTTCTGGTATTTTATCAATCCAGTATTGAACAGGTAAGGCATAAATAAATGCTTTTTCACAGACGGGAATTTCTTCGTTTATGTCTATGCACTTACTACCCGGAAAAAGATCCATATATTTTCGCATTTGTTGCCCTATCCCACTTAAAGCGGTTGGTCCAATGAATAACATTTACTATAAAGATAATCTTTCTTTTATATATATTACGCGATGGACTCTGTTAGAGAACAAATTCAAAATCAACTTTCACGATCAAAAGTTAACTCAGACGAACTTTATAGTATCATTAAACAAATTGCGGATCATATCGATCCACCAATAAATGTCCCTCCAGCTCCAGCACGAACTGTGAAACCAGCTCCAGCTCCAGCTCCAGCTCCAGCTCCAGCTCCAGCTCCAGCTCCAGCTCCAGCCCCAGCCCCAGCCCCAGCTAAGAAAACTGTTAAAAAGACAACGAAATCAACTACTAAAAAGTAGGTTGAATAGGTACGGGTTGTGGTCTAACTTTGTTTTTTATGAAGTAAAATCCACCAGTAATTAATGCCATACAAAAGGCGAGATAATACAAGGGGTATTTCTTTTTCTTTTCTTTTTCCATTTTTTCGATATCCTCCTTATCTGGAAGTTTCTTAACATTTATGTTGAGTTCATCTATCTTCCCGATAAGATTGTGTAGTGCTTCGAGTATAAGAATCTCTCTGTTTATAGGTTTTTCTTTAACATCTACGGATGTAATTTCCAGTGTCATGAACCATTCCGAATCTGGTTGTAACGTGACATAATTACCATTACCCTGTTGTTCATAAAACACGAAGTCGAGTTTTTGTATAGAAATGGGGTTGAATAAACTTGTTTCTCTATTAAATCCCCGCCATTGTTTATCGTGTATTTTAAAATTGTTTGAGCCATCAAATTGTCTTTCTAAGGGTATTCTGGTAAGTATTTGGCCATGACGTTCGTCGAGTATTTGTGCAACTTTAGGTATATTTTCGCATACAATATCTATAAATTTAGCACCATTACCAGCTCCATTACTTGTTGCGCCAACTTGAGTGACGTAAAAATCAACTACTTTGAATCCACATACTTTACTCATGTCTGACACATGTGTGTTCGCTGTTAAATTAAGGTCTATTGAAAAAGTATTATTTGTACCCGTAACAAATTTTGAATCTATTGTTATGTACTGTACTTTTTTTGGTAATTCCTGGAGTGAAACCATCTTGTATTTAGAATATAAAAAAATAAACGTAATTAATAGCAAAACAAACAACTATGTTTTCTTTTTATTCTAGTGTTTGTAAATTATTCGTATCTAGAAAAAGTTTATCTAGTGATATAATCGATACACCTAATCTTTCTCGAACGGTATCAAAAATGTCTATAATAGAGAACGATAAGATAATGTTATCACCATCTAGTAAATCTTTGGGTAATATAGTATCCTTAAACGATGCAGGTGAACGTGTTATAATCGAATATTCAATATTTGATTCACTATTTATGCATTATAGACCTAAGTCGAAAATATTTAAGAAATAAATATCATTAATAAATAAATGAAAATATGGACTACATGCACTTACACACCTATGACTTTAAACTTGCTTTCTGTCAAGCAACTGAAGGGCTCTGTGAAGACGTTAAAAGGATCATATGGGAAAAATCTCAAAAATATGAATACGAAAATATCGTGTGTCCAGAAACCCCGAAAAAAACCGGAGAAAGAAGAGATTCACAACTCCCAACTAAAAGACTCGAAACGTTGGTCGGAAAATGGAGAGAAAAATGGGGAGAACCTGAATGTTTCTAAATATAAATCAAATCCCGCAGTCGTATCTATAATGAAGGGGGGTAAAATGGTTTACGTTTATGTGGAAGATTTAGAGGTTGAAGAAATACAAAAACGTGTTGAAATAGCTACAATTGGTGCGATGCGAGAGAAACACGGTAGTTATATTTTTTTTAAACATAAATAAAGAATTAAATATTAGAAATAGTTATATTAAATACAATTTATATTTATAAAGTATATAATGTTCAGTATAATAAATCCGGGTAGCAAAACACTTAGAATATCGTGTCCTACAAAAAGGAAAGACGGTATAGAGGAATACGAACAATTTAAATCTAAAATAAAAAAGTCGACATTACAATACGGTGCCATTGTGTCGACGTATCATTTCATTTTCCATACTCCCATCGATGGTGTTTCTGCAAGCCTTGGGACTATCGCTTCGTATATTTATGTCGATTCACTTTCTACTTACGTTGATAATATAGAACGTTCTTTTAATTTAAATAAAAGATTATTAGTACCAACATCTCTTGCATTAGCCGAGTCTATATGGAATTCATCTGGATTACCTTTTGATTTTAATATGGGTGCAACACTTTTTGGTTTTTTGGTTTATAAAATGGCTTTTTATCAAATTGTTGCCGAAGAAATTTTAAAGGACGATGAAGACCTAAGTGGGATAGATCAAATGTAAAAAGTAAATAAATTAAAAGAATACAAATATACTTAACCATGACTATTTTTTATGAATTGTTGAAAAAAAGCACTAACCTTGTTAAACTTGAAGAGATGAATGAACTCTTTTCCGCCGTTGCGAGTGATGGTAAACTTGACATGGAAATTTGGGGTCTCGAAGCTGATGCCAATTTCCCGGATAAATGTAATCCAAAAAAATTCGAATCTCTTGCTTATATTTGTTTAAGTAAACCGGATGGGCGAGATGATCTTCGATTTGTTGAATTTTTTCACGAAAATAAAGGATGTGAAGGTCTTATCGCACCTTTTTTTGAAATGTTATCGAAGGAATTATCTGGTGATAATAAAAAGAGCGTGATAATGGTTCCGCGTGTAATTCCTGGTAAAACGAGAGAATTTTGGAAGATGTATCTTAAAAAGTATTTTACAGATATTCAATCCGGTGAAAAATTTATTGCCAAACATAAAATTCCTAACGTTCTTACATGGAATGAACTTACTGAAATCATGCCTTCTAAGCCTCTTGAGGATGATGAAGATTTTGCATGTTATAATTAACGAATAATTATCCTACTTAAAAAATAATTTACATTATGTTATATAAATAAAAATGAACAATCTTACTTTTGAGCTTATTAAAAACTGTACTACACTCGTTAAACTTACGCACCTTAATGATCTCTGTAATAAATTAACCGATACGAACAGTGATGTATACGCATTACGTGCCGAATTTGGTTATCCCGAACACCTTATTCCTAAAAATAATAAAAAAAACCTTGCCTATATGGGTATTTCTAAAAATAAAGTAGACACGACTTATGGTCAAGCGCATTTTATTACGTTTTCCCACGAACCTAAATTATCTACACGTGACGCACCTGTGGGTGTTATGAGCAACATGTATAACATATACATGGACGAGAAAATCGAAGAACTCGTCGAGGATGGGTATAAAGATGGTGAAAATTTCACTGTTGAATTATTTCCACAAACTATCGATCGTAGAAACGTTGGTTATTGGAGATGGGTATTAGAGGATGATTGGGGTGTGAGCGATCAAATATCTATGGACGATCTTATTGACGATTACGAAATTAAAAGATATATAGATTGGGCTGATTTGTATAACATTTTACCTGAAAATATTGACGATATAGAACACGAAGATGAAGAAGATGAAGAAGAGGGTGAAGGTGAATATGATCTTGACGGTGATTTATCTGAAGAAGAAGGTGAATATATAAGTGAATCAGAAACCTAAGTCTATAATAAATATAAAAAAAATAAAAACTAAAAAACTAAAAATGAGACCAAACTGTCCCTACGAGAGCTGTTATTGCAGAGCTGGTAAGAACGGATTCTGTTTAAAACATAAAGATATTGGCGAAGCTATCGAAGCTTTACTCTTACTTTCAAAAAATAATGAAAATAAAAATAAAAATAAAATTAAGTAACCATGTCCACGAACGATGATACTAATACCCGTGTTATTAAAAATATAATGACACTCGTGGATGATCATTCGGATGAATTGCCAGAAGGTGATTATTTAGAGATATGTAATAAACTCAAAGATATGTTTGTAAATAGAAATAATACTAGACGACCACGTACCTTACCCCGCAGTTTACAATTGAATCCAATGGATCGTATTTTTGAACGATGTATGGTTCTTGTTAGAGAAAGAAAACAATTAAAACGTTCCTTGAAGGAAGTAAAAATAAG